TCTGGATAAGATGTCTTTTGCGTTTGTGCCGACCCGCCAAGAGTGGGACGACACTGGCGACATGCCGAAACGTAAAATTCAGGACTTGCAGCTTTACGATGTGGCAATCGTCACAACGCCTGCATATGCAGGGACAGAGATCGGTCTTCGCTCACTTGAAGAGCACCGAGCGCAAGAGAACAAGACACAGGCAGCGCGCCGACTTCGCATGAAGGGCAAGCTGTAAAGAATAACGGCGGTTCCCGCTGTTTGGCCCTTTCATTCCCCCGCCCTTGGGCAAGGCATTTTACAAGGAGGCCAGCATGGCTGATCTTAAAACACTGCGGGAGCAAATGGCAAATATTGCCACCGAGGCCCGTTCCAAACTGAACGAAGTTAAAGACGACACGCCAGAAGCCCGTGCGGCTGAGATCGAGCGTGAATTTGATGCCATGATGGCAGATCACGACAAACTTGGCGCAAAAGCTGAGCGTCTTCAGAAAGTTGAAGCCGCACTTCGCGCTGGCGAAGCTGTTGACCTTGACCGCCGCCCTACATTTGAAGACCGTTCTGCCCCTGCGGTAGACGAAGGCTTCAAAATGGACTACCGCGCTGCATTCGCTGAGATGATTGCTTCAGGTGGTGACGCTTACGTTGATTCAGAAGTTCGCAACGTGCTCCGCGAGCACCGCGCTCAAGTTGGCTCAACTGACTCGGCTGGTGGCTACACGGTTCCAACAGAGCTTGCTACATTCATTGAGAAGTCAATGATTGCTACTGGCCCGATGTACGGCAACGAGCTTTTCACAGTGATCAACTCAGCCGATGGCCGTCCATTCAACATCCCAACTGTTGATGACACAGCCGTTTCTGCTGTTGCTCACACTGAAGGCACACAGCCTACAGATGATGGCGGTGCAGACGCTACATTCGGTCAAAAGAATGTTGGTGCGTTCTCATTCGACTCAGAGTGGATTCGCTGGTCAGCAGAACTCAACGCAGACAGCATCCTCAACATGGAAAGCCTTCTTGGCGAGCTTATCGGTGAGCGCCTTGGCCGTATCGCCAACAGCAAACTGACAACTGGCTCAGGTTCTTCTGACGTTGAGGGCATTGTGACCAACTCTGCCGCTGGTAAAACAGCAGCAGCAACAGCAGCCGTTACAGCGGACGAGATCATTGACCTCATCCACTCAGTTGACCCTGCGTACCGCAACTCGCCTGCGACTGCTATCATGATGAATGACAGCACGCTTGCCGCAGTTCGCAAGCTCAAAGACGGCAACGGCAACTACCTCTGGCAGATGGGCAACTATCAAGCTGGCGTTCCACAAAACCTGCTCGGCTACAACGTAGTTGTAAACCAAGCTATGGATAGCCTTGGCGCAGCCAAGAAGGTCATGCTCTTCGGTGATATGTCGAAGTTCTACGTCCGCAAAGTGGGCGCGCCTTCGATCTACGTTGCTCGTGAGCGCTTCGCTCCTGACTTCGGCATCTTGGGTTACATCCGCTTCGACGGTGTTCTCTCCAACACAGCCGCGATCAAGCACCTGATCACAGCCGCTTCTTAATTGGCTTTACGGTGGGCTGGGAAACTGGCCCACTAATTAAGCCAAAAAGGAGGCCCAAATGCCAAAGGTTAAACTGCTTACGTCAATGGCTGGAATTGACTTCTCACACAATCAGGGTGATGAGATCGACTGTAATGAGGCTGAAGCCCTGCGCTATATCGCAGCGGGTATCGCTGAGCCTGTTGAGGCCCAAAAGCCAGAAAAAGCGGTCAAGAAAGCATTCACCCGCAAAGCCGTTAAGGACTGACCCGAATGGCCCTCCAAGATCACCTGAGAACTCAAATCGTCTCGGCTCCAGCATATACGCCTATCACACTGGCGGAGGTGAAGGAACAGCTTCGCGTGGAGCACAGCGACGATGACGCGCTTTTGACGCGACTGATCAGCGTGGCTATTGCCATGACTGACGTTAAAGGTATTCTTGGGCGCGCCATGATAACACAGACTTGGGCGCAGTGGATGGGGCCAAACCCAAGCCAGTCCGCCCTCCTATTGCTTGGTCCAGTGCAGAGCGTATCGGCTATAAAATATTATGATGTTGATGGCACGCTGCAAACCGATACTCTGGCGAATTACAATGTGTTTGGCCTGCCAAGCAAAACAACGGTTGAGCCTAAAAGCGGCTTTTCTTGGCCTGTAGCGCAGGACCGTGATGACGCCATCAGCATCGAGTATGTTGTCGGCTACGGAGACAGCGCCTCAGATGTGCCAGACACCATACGCCACGCGCTCATGCTGTTGATCGGTCATTGGTACGATAACCGAGAGCAGGCGCAGATGGACGAGCTTTCGGATATTCCGTTCGGCTTTATGGAGCTTCTCAATATCCATCGTGAGGCGTGGTATGGTTAAGGCTGGTCTGCTCAGGGAACGTGTCACGTTTCAGCGCCTCACTGAGGGCGCTGTTGACGATTATGGCAACGTGTATGGCGGATGGTCTGACTTGGCCACCAGATCGGCTGATTTGCGGGAGCAGAAGGGTCGTGAGCGCATTACTGGAGGTGCGTTGCAGGATGCGGCGTTCGCCACGATGAGAGTTCGATCTGACAGCACCACATCTGCAATCACTTCGGCGGATCGGGTCGTAGCCAGAGGCATCACTTGGGCTATCAAGGATGTCATGCAGGTTGATGCTAAAGACACCATGATTGAGTTTGTGCTTGAGAAGGGCGTTGCGTCATGAGGGTGACTGGCCACAAAAAGCTCATGCGCCAACTTGGCGACTTGCCTAAAGAGACACACAAGGCCCTTGAGAAGTCTATTGAGCGCACTGTGAACTTGGGTGTTCGGAAGGCAAAGGCTATTGTTCCAGTGGACAGCGGTGAACTCAAGGAGGGCATCAACGGCCATATGCACCAAAAGGATGGGCAGATTTTCGGCTTCGTCAACTTTACTGACGGCACGAAAGAAGACGCAGTTAAGGTCGGCGCTGTGAACTATGGACGCAAAAACGCTCGCTCTTCTGCGGGAACTCGCCTGAAGGCGCTCTCATCGACTGGCCAGACATCTGGCTACCAGTTTATTGAGACAGTCAAAATCATGATTGGTGACCGCCACAGACGAGCGGTGACACGCAATATTAACAAGGCGATCAAGGATGCGATGAATGGCTGATGGTTACGCGCTTGCTACACAAAAGGGCATCCTTGCAGCACTGAAGGCGGCGGGCGGGGTTACTGGCTTAGTCTCAACCCGAATTTATGACGAGCCGCCGCAGGACGTTGTTTTTCCTTACTTACGCTTCAACACAATCCAGCCAAATGCCTTTGACACAGACACGGCGGAAGGCTCATTGGTAGACATCAGCTTGGAGGCTCATTCTCGCAGTGCCTCTGGTCGGGTTGAGGCCACACAGATAGCGGAGGCCGTTCAGGCAGCTCTGCACAGGCAGGAGGCGTCAGTCACGATTGCTGGCTATACTCTGGTCGAATTGATTTTCGACGCAATTTCTGTCACAAGAGATAATGATGGGCGGGGCTATACCGCTGTCATTTCACTTCAAGCGATGCTTGATACCGCCTAAATTCCGCGCTCTGGGCAAGCGCTATTAAAGGAGGCCGATCATGGCTAAACAACTTGGACGCGCCCTGCTGGTTAAGATCGGCGATGGCGAAGCATCTGAAACATTCACAAACCTGTGCGGACTTAATTCAAAGTCACTCACAATCAACAACTCATCTATTGATGTTACAACGCCAGACTGCACTGCCCCAGAGGGCGCGCTCTGGACGCAAACTCTTGCTGGCGTGAAAAACGTAGCTGCATCTGGCGATGGCTTCTTTGAGGACAGCACAGCAGAGGCTCGTATGAATACTGTTGCGATGTCTGCTGATAACGCAGTCAACATGCAGATTGTTATTCCAGACTTCGGCACATACGCTGGTGCGTTCCGCATTTCATCGCTTGAGTTCGGCGGCGAGACTGAAGGCGGCGTGACATACTCGCTTTCACTCGAAAGCAACGGTGCTGTCACCTTTACGGCGGCATAAATGAGCATCACGGCTGAAGCGCCGCGTGGGGGTGTTGTCGAGTATATCGGCGACACCTCCTACATGTTCTTGCTCCGCAATCGTGAGATTGAGCGGTTTGAGGACAAGCACCGAGGTATATTTGAGCTTTGGGACGGTTTCTTTGGGCGCGGTGCAAAGCCAACAAGCTCAGAGGTCAGGGATATGCTCGCGCTTGCTCTCGTTGGTGGCGGCATGAAAGATCATGAGGCTGACAAAGTGATCTCAAAATGCTCTCCTGCCGACCTGATGCGCTTGTTTCAAATTGGGCAGGCTGTTCTTGGCGTGGCATTCATGCCTGATGCTATGTCTGAAGGCTTGGATGATGTAAAAAAAAAGACGCAGAGCCGA